GAGCGATCGTCTTATAGAATTGCTAGAGATTTTGAAAAGGGCTGAATGTATATTTATTGAACAATGGAAAATCTTATATAAAGAGGATGAGATTGACATGGAAGATATTTTCAGCATATTCTATAAAGGTAGTAATGATTGTGAAATTCAAGTTAAAAGATTGATAATTAAAAATATAGATAGTGTAGTATGTAATAGGGTGGAGACTGCATGATAATTCGAGTTATAGAAAAGGAAAAATGGACCAATAAAAAACGCCCGTGTTTTTTCTGACACGGGCGTTATACTTTGGCGATGCGAAAAATAGAACTATTTTGTCCTTTCTTGCAGGAGTTTCGATATTTTAACCAGTAATTGTTGCAACTCAATATTGCTCAACCCTTCCAGATCTACATTTGCAACCTTTACTTTCTTATTGCTCTCGTCAAAGGTATTTTCCCTCTCCTCGAAAAGGGCGGTTACTAACTCGTCTATTTGACCCTTGATCTTTTGAGCCTTTAGCTCATAATTGATAGTTCTTGCCATAATATAGTTTTTAATGTTATTCATTTGTGAAATCAAGCTTATAACCTAGCGCATCACCTATCTTGGACAGGATGTCTATACCAGTGCTGTATTTACCTGTCTCTATCCGGGCGATGTTTCCCGGGGCTAGGCCTGTAAGTTCAGCTAGTTTGTATTGTGATATCCCGGCCTCCATGCGCATCTGGGCTATCCGCTTGCCTATTCGCTCCCGGTCATTCATATCGCCCTTTCTTTACATTTACTGTTATTACCGTGTAAAATGGAGCCTCCATCCCTACTTGACAGTAGGCGTTGCCTTCCTTGTCTACCCAAACAGCCTTACCATAGCTGCTATCTGGATGATTGGTAGTGGATGTTACTTCAATCTCTTTGCCGTTCAAATTATTTTTAAGATATGTTTTCATGGATATTAATTTAAAAATCATACTGCTCGACACCCAAAGGGAGTAAAAGAGGCTCACCGTCGCTACCTTTTACCGGAAGCAATATACCTTCAAATACAATCTTCTCTCTATCCGTAAACCATAAAGAAGACCCTATTTCTTTTTCCCCGACCAAATTAGACGCTGACACACCCATTTCTTTTTTATTGTCAGCATAATTGTAGGAGCACCCATTAGGTAAATCACCATATCTTTCAGCTTTGACGACCTTGCTGAAATCAACTTCTATACCTTCATATCCTAAATCATAAGATGCTTGCAAAAAAGGAGTGTACCATCCACAAAGATCACATTCTTCGGCGTGTTTTTTACCTAATTCATAGGCTCTTTTATAATCGCTTATCGTAATTTCTCTCATATTCTTAATGCCGCTTATCCGTTGCCGCCGGTTCTATTGTTATTTTGATATTGCAAATATACTATCAAATTTGATAGTATGCAAGTTTTTCAATGATTATTTTTTATGCTCTATGGCATATTTTCTTTCTCTTTCTCCTCCAGTACCTTTTTAAGCTGATATAGGCTCAAAATATCATACTCAAATGTCGGATTGTCCCAATTTTTTCGGACAGAGTTCGTTTGGACAGAGATAAATTTTCGTAAGTCAAAGATATATTGACATTGTGACAGTCTTATCTCGTTAAATGTAATCTCGTAGTTATCAAACCACGCAAGCAGTTTTTTTAGTTCCTCGTTCATGATATAAATGATTAACCCCGCGAATATACCCAATTTAACCTTGCGATTTTAGGATATAAATAATTTTGTCTATATTTGCTTCAAGTTTGTGACTTGTATTATTGATTGGATATTATGTTTAACAATATAATATAGGTCACTTATGGATTTTTATAACAACTCATCTCAAAGGCAACAAGTGGACGTTTACTGTCCTGTCCATCATAATTGGATTGGCCACTATGATTATGGCTCCAAGGGGGTCTATTATTGCTGGTGCAAGAAATGCAAGAAAGAAATCAAAATCGTTATGGGAAAATGAAGAGGTTGACACAAAAACAAGAGAATTTCTGTAATTATTATATCGAGTGCGGCGGGAACGCTTCCGAGGCGTACAGGCGTGCCTACTCTTGCGATAAATGGAAGGATAAGTCCGTATGGGAGAAGGCTTCGGCTTTATTGGATGATGTCAAGGTTCAGTCAAGGGTAAGGGAACTGCAAGAGGAGCAGAAAGTTAAATCTGATATAACCAAGGAGAAATTACTGGGCGAGTTAGGTAACATAGCGTTCTCGTCCATAGCCCACCTTCATAATACATGGATAGAACGCAAGGAGTTCGAGAATCTTACGGACAAGGAGAAGTCGGCTATCAAGAGCATATCTACTAAAATCCTTAAGAAAAATATAGGGACGAGCGATGACCCGGAGATCATTGACGTGGAATATGTCAAGATAGAGATGCACGATAAGCTGAAAGCCATAGAACGTATCTGCAAGATGCTTGGCTTTGACGCTCCAACCGTTGTAGACCTTGGCAAATCGCTGATCGGAATAGATACCGGAATAGATGATTAGTGTTCTATTTTTAAATAAATGGCTATGTTTGTTAGAAAAAATACGAGGTCTATAATTTTATAATTGTTCTATATTTAATATTTTGGGAGCTGAGACGGATAACAGGAGGATAATAAGCTACAAGAGGTTCAATCCGAACTTTCACCATTTGAAGCTGGCGTTGGGGAATGACGATATAAGGTTCATCTTCATGTACGGGGGATCGTCTTCCGCCAAGTCTTTCTCAGCGGCCCAAGCCTTCCTGTTGGAATGTATATCCAAGGGCTATAACACGATTGTCTTTAGGAAGACCGGAGCAACCATAGCGGACAGTATCTACAAGACGTTCCAAGAGGCGGCTAAATCATTGCATATAGATACTTTTTTCAAATTCCAAGAAAACCTTATAAGGTGTTTCAACGGTTCCTATATCCGGTTCAAAGGGCTGGACGATCCGGAGAAGATCAAGGGTCTCGAATCTTATCAGTACGTGTTTTGCGAGGAGATATCCGAGTTCGATGAATCCGACTTGAAACAGATAAGGAAGCGTCTCCGTGGTCGCAAGGGACAGAAGGTCGTAGCTCTATTTAACCCGATATCGGAGGATCATTGGATCAAGAAAAAGATATTTGATACCGAGACATTGACCGAGGTGGACAATCATCTGTACGGGAAGCTCAAGGATAGCGTAACGGGTAAGATACTGCCAAAGGAATATTCCGAGGTAGGAAGGAAATGGGTCAATTCCGAGCGGACCATATACAATCCAAGAAAAAAGACTTACGAGACGCACCGCCCGGATATGGTTATCATCAAGTCCACCTATCTTAATAATTTCTGGGTCGTAGGGTCTCCTGATGGCACGTATGGCTTTTATGACGCTCAGACGATAGCGGATTTCGAGAGGGATAAGGAAAGGGATTACGCTTATTATCTGATATACGCCTTGGGCGAGTGGGGCACGATAAGGACGGGTGGCGAGTTCTTCCACGCCTTCGACCCCGCCAAGCATAAGGGCAAGTGCCCATATGTCAAGGCTCCCGTGCATATATCGATAGATAACAACGTCCTGCCTTATATCTCCATCTCTTTTTGGCAGGTTGAGACCGGGGATATAACGAGGATAAGGCAAATTCACGAGGAAACCCCGTCCGATCCGTTCAACACGGTCACCAAGGCCGCCGAGATCGCCGTTGAATATCTGGAGGGGATAGGGCATGATGATATGGTCTATCTTTATGGGGATGTATCGACCAAGGCCGGGAATACGATAGATGACGATAAGAGGTCTTTTTTCGATAAGTTCAAGGAGGGTATAGACAAGAGATTCCGCAGCGAGGACAGGTTGCCTAGGTCGAACCCTTCCGTATCCATGACCGGGGAGTTTATCAACGCGATATATTCTGGAGATATAAAAGACGTGTCCATCATGATCGATGAGAGTTGCGATACGTCGATAAACGATTATATCATCGTAAAGAAGGATGTCAACGGGGCGATGCTCAAGCAGAGGGTAAAGGACAAGATTACGGGTCAGTCCTACGAGAAGGCCGGTCACCTTAGCGATACCAAGCGTTATTTTGTCACGGAGATATTAAAGGATAGGTATACGTCTTTCTCGCTAAGGAGAAGGCACAATAAAAATAAGGAGGAGGATATGAGATATTACGATCACGTAAAATTGGATATATCGAACGCCATGAGGATGGTCTATGTGGCAGTCAATCCTGACGGGCTTGCGGGTATGGCAAAGGTGGCGTTGATGAACGGGAAGGCGTACGTTCTGGATGCCTCGTTGAGGGATATCACGGAGGCTGGAGTTCTAAAGGATTTCTTGCGTCCTATAGGATGGAGTGATGTCGTGTTTGAGAGCGACAAGGCTTATTTCCCTGTAGCTAGGGAGATAAGGGAGACCGGGGAGTGCGATATAAGGATAAGGAAGAGGGCTTCCGACGCAAGATTGAGGATATCCGCCCATTCGGAGACCGTGAGAGATCGATTTTATTTTCTCGACAATTACGAGGAGAAGGATGATTATCTGTCGTTTGTCGAGAATATGCTAGATTATGGGGGCAAGGATGGAGGGGAGTCGCTGTGTTGCCTATCCGCTATAGCGGAGATTTTGGTACGAAACAATATTTAAAACGAATATATTATGGGTTTGTTTGATTTTTTCAGGAAAGAGGATAAGGTGGCGAATGTGCCCGATCGTCCTCCAAGGTCGAGAGGACTCGTGGATTTGTCCGGTTATCTGGGGGTGTTCAGCCCCTATACCTGTTCCGGGAATTTTATCGAGGCTTTCGAGACCATGGGAGAGGTCTTTTTCCCCGTGGATTTCTTGGCTAGCAGGATAGCGGGCGGCAATTATCAATTAAAATTGGCGAAGGATGATTCCGTGGTGTTCAATAACGAGGAGATGAACCGTTTTTTTAGCGATCCTAACCCTTTATTCTCGTTCGAGGATTTGGTTAAGATGTTCTTTGTCTATAAGTATGTGACAGGTAATGGATTCTGGCAGGCTTCCCCGTCTGTAGGGAGGATAAAGCCTAAGGAGCTATGGAAATGGTGCGATACCTATTGGGTCTTGCCAAGTGATCAGGTCGTGATAAACAGCCCGATGTCCATTCCCTTGTTCCAGCCGTCAACAAAGGAGGATATAATCAACAGCTATCGTATTTCCACCAACTCGGGGCTTATGGATATAGACCCGTCTCTGGTCATCCACTATAAGGATATAAATATGCGATTGAATAGCTCATACCTAAAGGGACGTAGCAGGTTGGAGACCCAACGTTATCCTATCGCCAACTTGGTCGCCGTGTACGAGGCAAGGAATGTCATATACGTAAAAAGGGGGGCCTTGGGATTGCTGATAAGCAAGAAATATGACGCTGATGGTTCCCTTCCTCTCACCGACAAGGAGAAGAGAAACATAAGGAAGGAGTGGAATGACAATTATGGGTTGACTAATGACAGGTCCCAGATGAGCATAGTGGATGTCCCTACGGAGTTCGTGAGGATAAACATGTCCATTCAAGAACTTATGCCTTTCGAGGAGACTTTGGCGGACGCTATACAGATAGCCGGTATATATGGTATACCTTCAGTGCTGATTCCACGCAAGGATATGGCCAAGTACGACAATCAGGATATCGCCGAGATCTCCGTTTATTCCAATATCGTTATTCCTGAGGCCCGGAAATTCTGCCGATCGATGACCTCCTTTCTTGGCCTTGATAAGTCCGGCATGTATATAGACGTGGATTTTAGTGGCGTAAGCGTATTGCAAGTACGTGATAAGGATATGGTAGAGAAGAGGCGTATCGTATCGGAGAAATGCCAGAAGGAATTCATGGGAGGCGTATTGACGTTGAATGACTGGAGAGCGCAGATAGGGGAGAGCAAGGTAGGGAACCCCTTGTATGACAAGTTGGTTTACGATATGTCTACCGAGGAATTGGCCTTGGTCAAGGAGATCATATCCTTAGCTAGGTCTGGCGGTCCATCAAGGAGCGTCTCATCCTCTTCTGGAGGGACTTCTGGTAATAAAAAACCGTCCGACGAGGGCGATGACGATAGGGGTGATGTTGATGATGATAAAAAATGATTCTATAGTTTTGCTTTTTAATATATTAACCCTATATTTGTAGGACATAACAAAAAAGAAATTAGAGCCTAAGAGCCATACCCGGCGGGAGTCATATCCTGCGGGGTATGGCTCTTTTTATTTATACCGACATGGAACCGTATAGAAGCATATTATTTAAGACCAAGTCCACGGACGTGGATGAGAAAGGAATAGTCAAGGTGGCCGTTAATGGTATCGGGATAAAGGACAGCGACGGCGATATATCGTCTCCCGGTTCTTTCTCCAAGACGCTCCAAGAGAATTTCAACAGGTGCAAGTGGTTTCTCAACCATGACAAGACCAAGCTTCTTGGCTGCCCTATAGAGGGAGTGGAGGAGGATGGCAATCTGGTCATGACCGGGCAGATCAATTTAAAGAAGCAGATAGGCGTAGAGACGCTGGAGGATTACAAGCTATACAGGGATCATGGCAAGACCTTGGAGCATTCCGTGGGCGTCAGGGCCGTGAAGCGGGATTCCAATAACCCGGCTATCGTTAAGGAGTGGTTCTTGGGCGAGTATAGCACGCTGACCCATTGGGGTGCTAATCCTCAGACATTCTTGATGGATATAAAGGAATTGAGGGGTAGTGACTTGAGAGATCATATAAATATGATGCGTGACGCTTTAAATAAGAGATATAGCGGAGATAAGCTCAAGGCTCTTGAGGCTAACATATCTATCGTAGAGAAAGCGTTGATCGGATCTAATATAGTACAGTGCCCTCATTGCGGGCTGGCTTTCGATTATGGGTCGGTACCGGAACACACGTTGGAGAGCCAAGTGATCGATGCCGTCGGTGACTATTCACGATGGATAACGGAGGATGTGGTATATCAGGAGATGGAAAAGATCAAGCCGGAGTTACAAGACCGTATCTTGGAGATAATCAACTCCAAGAAATCCGTTGATGATTTCGCCTCTTATGTCCGCTGCCCTAAATGTTATTCCAGAATATATAGAAGCAACACCCTTATATCTGAGCCGGAAGACTCCACTCAGATAGAGAAACATAAAGCCGCTAGATGCACTTTAGGGTCTCTAGGTGATCTTATTAATAACAATTAATTAATTTATTTATGTTGAAGAAAGGTTTTTATGAGAATTTAGGAGGTCTCGCTATCATGGCGTTGACCTTGGTGGTTTTTGCCGTTATCGCATGCGTAGGCGATCCGGCCTATGCCTTGGCGGTTGCGCCGGTATTGTCCTTCTCCGGTTTCGCCAAGAAGGAGAGTGAGTTGAGTGACGAGGAGAAACAAACGCTTGGGACTATCGAGAAGATGGTCAACAAGTGTCTGGAGGATTACGGATCTAATGTCATAGACAGGAAGGAGTACGAGGAGACGATGTCCGAGATTAGCGAGAAGCTTAAATCTCTAGGTTCCGGTAATAACAATAAGGAAGTCACGGAGATTCGTGATATCATCAAGTCCATGGGCAAGGAGATTGAGCAAATGAAGGGGCGTGGCATCACCTTGGGGGGGGATAGCCCTCTTGAGAAAAGTATCAATGAGTTCCTTGACTCTGAGAAATTCAAGCAATATGTAGATGGTAAGACGAAGTCCTCCGGGAATTTCCATTTGGATTTGAAGGACGTGGTCAGTATGACGGATAGTTATACGGGCAATATCTTGATCAGTCAGCAGCAAAACAGGGTCGTTACGCAGGTAAGCGAGAAAAAGATCAATTTCCGTAATCTCATGAGCGTCGATCAGGGTGATCCTGCCTTCCCGATGTTGACATGGCAGTTGATCTACGACTTGGATCGTAACGCCACTTTCGTGTCCGAGAACGGGCGGTTATCCCAATCATCCTTCAAGTTAAAGGAGGAGAGCTCGGAGGTTAAGCGTGTCGGTACCTTCCTCTATTTGTCCAAGAGATTGCTCAAATCTAGGGTATATGTTCGCTCATGGTTGATCAATCGCTTATCCTCATGGATAAGGATGGCCGAGGATTTCCAGATCATGTTCGGTGATGGAACGGGTGATAACCTGAAAGGTATCACCAAATACGATGGTGTTAAATGCGTATCCGATATCATAACCGACGCGGTTGTCAGCGGAGAGGCCGGATCTATCAAGGGAGCGAGAAGCTACAATGGCGGAAAAGCCACTATCGTGGAGTTTACCAACCCGCAGGACAAGATCGTCGACGGCCAGAAGATCAAGATAGAGGGTGTAACCACGTTCACGGCTTTGAACGACACTTTCGACATCCATAAGATGAATGATCGGGAGATCATGGTCGAGGTTGCTTATACAGGCTCAGGGGTGTTTACCTCCGCTACTTTCGAGGTGAAGAATAATTTCTTCAACACCGTCGCATCCCCGAACCTAGGGGACGCTGTCAAGGCCATCTTCGGTGTCATGACGTACGCTGAGTATACCCCGAATATGATCGCCATGAACCCATCCACCTTGTTTGAGATCGAGACCTTGAAGGATACGTCCGGTCGGGACTTGAATCTCGTGACGTTGGTGAACGGCGTGAAATACGTGGCCGGAAGATCCGTTGTCGAGACCACTTGTATCATGCCGGGGTATTATTTCGTAGGGGACATGGTTAACGGGGCCTCCTTGGTGGATTATACCTCTATCAATATCGAGTTCGCCGATGATATCGAGAGCCGATTGAAAAACCAGACGGCGGTGATCGTGGACGAGGAGGTTATCATGCCGGTATACAACCCGTGGGCGTTCGCCTATGGCAAGTTATCCGACGTATTGACCGCTATCAAGAAATCCTCTTAATACATAATGACATGAGGGTTTCTATAATTATAACGGGTGAGGAGCTGGAGGTCGACAAGGTCATTCAGGAGAATTCCATACGAAAGGAGCTTGGCATGATCGATATATCCTCAAAGACGCCGGTTGGGACAAGAAAGAGAATCCCGGACACGGATACTAAGACATCCGTCTTTGGGGACTCGAAAATGTCACTTGATAAAGATAAATAGCGATGATAATAGACAATGCGTACTTCAAGGGAGACCTTAGGATACAGGGACTCGTGATACCGGAGGACGGGGGATTCTCCAATGAGGCTTCCAATGCCATATCGGAGAACGTGGTATGGTATATCGAGACCTACGGGGACGAGTACCTCGTCTCGCTCATGGGAGGATATTATGACTCATTCGTCGATTACGCCGATAATGGCAGGAAGGGAAACGACATGTTTGATTATATCCTAGGGATATTGAGATCGGATAGGTCTCCCATGGCTATGTATGTCTATTTTCATTACCAGAGAAACGAGACGCTAATATCCGTATCCTCCACGTCCGATGACGTGGACGTGAGGCGGATATTAGCGCATACCTCAAGGATGATGACCCAAGCTTGGAATAATATGGTGGATATCAACATCGGGATATCGGATCGCATAAGGGAGTCTTTCAAGGAGGACATGGATATTGACAGGAATATATTGACCCATATAAATGAGATGAATATATGAATGTCTTGGTGGATATATTCAGGGATATCGTCGCTGGCGTTTCAAAAGACGTTGGGTATATGGTCAATTACCAATTCGGTGATTGGCAATATATGGCCAAGACGCTTTCCGCCATGGGGAAGGCACCCGTAACGGCGGGAAGGAAATATCCTATGATAGGGTTATATTCCCCGTTCGACGAGGACAAGTCCAACCCTTCCTTAACGTCCGTGAGCCTTTCCTTGATAATAGCCGTGAATACGTTGGGGAATTATACCAATGAGGAGCGATTGGAGAAGTCCTTCAAGGCTACGTTGTATCCGGTATATGACAGCCTTATAAGGAGGATATCCAACGATCGCAAGTTTGATATAGGCCCCGGGGCGATAGTATCCCATGTGAAGACCGATAATTTCAGGTATGGAAGGGCTGGCGTGTATGGCGAGGGGAAAAGCGAGTTCGACGATCGCATAGACGCTATTGATATTAAGGATTTAAGATTAAATGTAAAAAATATAACATGTAGATAATTATGGCAGTAAAAATGTTCAGGGACTGCGGTTCCGAGATTTTCAATACCGGCACGAGCAAGTGTCCGTTCGTTCCAGACTATATCAAGGCGATCATACTCACTCTTAACTCATTGATTTATAAATATTGTTGATTTACGTTATTTTGCGCTTGCACAACATTTGCACAACTCGTGATATTTGCGGCTACTTTTGTCGGTTTGTCGGAAAGGTTTCTTAGCCGTCCACAAATATACTAAAATCTTCTTTCTCTCACTCCATGAAATACGATATTTAGGTCTCTTATTAGGCGTTGAGGCGGCATGATGGATAATAGGCGGTTTTTTGCCTATTACTTAGGTCCGCATGGGTAAAGATCAACGGGGGCGAATTTGCCTTGGCTGTCAACGGAACGCACATCACTTGAATAATTGGCTGATTCTCACCAATGAGCATTTTCGCTCTATGGAAAATCAATACCTATGTCGATAACGGATATCGTATTATTGGATGCTACCACCGGCATAAAAGGGAATCGCCTTTTTACTTGAATATCTGATTTATAAATCTACGTTCATAGGAATATCACAAATCATGGTTGACAAAATATGCTTACAGTTCCCTGCCATTGAATCGGTGACCCCAATCCGAATGGGGGGACCCCGTCGGTTAAAACTACCCCCCCCTGTTGTGGTGTCCACTAGATAGACATCGTTTGTAGGGGTGTTAATTGAACTAATACCCTTTTCGCCTAATCTTTGCGTGGTCACTTCTGCGTGTATTTTGGTGTATGGCAAACATCCGAAAAATAGACGGGGTCACTCAGATTAAGGGGGTCTCAAAGACTACAATTATATTTTTTTCTATGAAACGAGTCGAAATCCCAGCTGGTTACATCATATGTATCTAAACGCATTTTTGCGTTCAGATTGATTATTAGATATAAAAAGCCTCAACCGATAATAGCCGGGATGTTAGACTTATCGGTTGAGGCCTGTCCGGAATGCGACTAAAGTTAGCCATTGCCAATTGAATGAATCCGGATAAAGGAAGGGTTATTGTTGGCTTTCGCCGCTTAATAGCTTATTGATATCGGATAGTTTATACCTAACTTTTGCCCCTATTCTGGTTGGCTTTAGATAGCCTTTCTTCTCCCAACCCCAAAGAGTAACTCGGTTTACTTTCAATTTTTCACTGGCCTCAACCGCTGTTAGAAACACCTCTTCTTTTTGAGGCGATAGTTTAGCCATGGTCTCCTCTATCAAGACATGCGCAAATTCCCTAAGATCCTTGATATTAACGACCACTTGTATATTCACGTCCTCTTCTTTTAATAACTCTCTAATATTCATGGCTTTATTTTTTATGTGTTGATTATTTTTAATTCCGTAAATTCTACGGATTTAAAATCTAGCTCATTTATAATCGATCACTTATAGCGGCTTTACTCTTGCCGCTATCTTGCGTGACATCAAGAACTTACTTTTAAAAAGTGTCTCAACGATTAGACAAGGATGTACTTTCAAAGTACCCCCTTGAGACAGATGGAGTAAACGCCCACAATTCTGTGGAGGTCTGTTACACCGACAAACCTAACGAATCCGCATCCGGATCGGTTGATCATTGGACTGTCACTGTGGCGATCGCTTTACCCTTACCGCAACCTTACCGTTGTCCGTCCCGGTCTCATGACCCGCCGGCGATATTACCGACGGGGTGTCTAACTTCCGATCGCCGTTCCCGTCATGCGGCATTTCCTTTCTCGATATACCTCAAAAAGTCCCTTATACAAAACATCGCTCTTATTTTATCTAGCGTGCCTTTTGCGTCATCATCATTCTCGAAACTATTAAGTATCAAGTGATCCATCATGTTGTTTATATCACACGAGTACTTATATTGGGACACGATTTTTAACTCCTCGATCATTTCCGGCGTCATGGTAAAGCTGCCGATCTTTAAAACGGAAACATCATTTATCTTTATCTCTTTATCGCCGGATTTAACGATGATCTCTTCTATCGAATCTTTCATTTTGCTTGTAGTTATTAAAATACGGATCTATTAAGTAATTTGAAAACGCTCTTTCTCTGGAAAAATATGCGGCTCTTTACCGTACCTATGGGGTTCTTTGTCCGGTCGGATATCTCCCAATAGTTATACCCTTCAATGAATAACGAAAGCTCGATCATTCCCTTGTCACGCATAACCCTGTTAACTCGTTGGTACTCGTCCCTTATGTTTTGGAGCGTATTGCCGTCCTCCAGCATATCACACGCATAAAGTGCCGGATCATCCACGGGAACGGGCCTGTAACGTAAACATTGATTATGATATAGATTTCTCATGATGACGGCGCACCAGCCCCTAAAGTTGTCACCGTACCGGAACTTATCAAGGTTATCCAATATACGGATATTGGTATCTTGCACTAGGTCTTTCGAGTCGTTGACGTTCCCGCAAAGATGGAAGGCGTAAGCGAATAGGTACTTTTGAACGCTTTCCAGTCGTTTTATATTTGATTTACATGTGTCCATGCCTTTTATCTTGATTGAAATTAATAATCTTGCAACTATCCGATATTCGGTTGCTTGTCGTTCGTGAGCTTATCCGATTCCCTATATCTTCGTGAAATAGTCTCTGGTCGCCTCTCAATAGGGATATCTCTTTTAATATTACATCCAATTTGAGATTTAGCATATCTATCCTCTCGTTCACCGTTAACGTCCTCTCATCTTCCATATCGGCCTCCTTGTAATGATACGGTCATGGCCTTATGGGGAATACGGTTAGCATTATGTTTTCCTTCGATCAAGACCTTTAATCCTTCTATCTCGTTGTTCAATCTGTAATTTTCCTTGCATAAGGTTGATACAGTCTTACTTAGGGCCTCAACCTTGATTGTCAACATATCTATCGCCTCATTCATTTGTGGCCTCCCTTCTTGCTAAACATGGGAACCATAACGGCACAAACAGGGCGTTTCACGCCTTTTAGCTCATCAACGGCTTGTCGCAGTTCCTTCACTTCGTCAAACAACTTATTGTAGTCCTTTGCTAGGCCAATAACAAAGTCTGAATAGAACTTAATTTGTTCCCTATAAAGCTGTAGGCTTTTTTGAATTTCTTCCATTATAGCGTACCTCCTTCCGTCTCTATAGGCTTGATAGACGCAAGCATATCGAAAACAAACCTTAATGTTGATATGTCCGCTATAAATTCATGGATATTTTTATCCTCTATCAATTCGGCATAATTTAAGAGAAGATAGGATAAGCCCTCTTTCAATTCACTCAAAGACTTGTTTCGTAACATACTGTTTACCTCCTTGAAATCGAAGGATAGACCTATATTGCTCATTTCGCACCTCCTTCCAGCCCGGCCAAAATGAATGCGGACATCAATAAGATTAGTACCTTGACATAGCCGATAACGTCGTTCCTGTTATCGCACTCGAGCAAGCCGAATGATAATGCTTTTAGTGATTTGGCGATGGATCGCCATGATAAGACGTTTATAGATACCTGTCTTTTGGCTTGTTTTCCTAATGATAAATACATGACTTGATTTTTATAATCGGGGGTGCCGAAAATTCGGCTGACCCCCTTCGTTTAATATACCGTGATTAGATTCTCAATATTCTTTGGTTCGCAAATAGATAGGATATTCGCACGTTTGAACGATCTCCAGCTCTCACGCTCGCTATCGAAGTAGGTGAACAACGTGCTATTCGCTTTCTTCTCAGTTCCTTGTGTCATAGGCAAAAGGGACTCTTTCAGCGTTCCGAACGCCTCTCGTATCGAGCCGTCTACTTTTTGATAGTAGAACTTGACTATCTTTTGTCTCATGGCCGCTTTCAATTTAATATTAAGCCATGCCTTTTTAAGGGCTTCGCTCAATGTGTAACCGTTTTTACGAACGAACTGCCATGCTAAACTCATAATCTCGCTTAATCTATTTTTTCTTTCGGTACTCATGATTGTTATATTGAATTATCGTTTAACTTTAATTTGATGGTGCAAATATACGGCAAACGATAATACCAGCCAAATAAAACAGAAAGAAAATTATCATTAAACGCAAATTTAACATTCAATATTGCCGTCTAATGTTATTTTATCGTATCTTCGCATAAAAATAACGATTAACATTAAATGTATATGAAACTAAGAATTAAAGAGGTTTGCCAAATGCGCAATACCACACAAAAAGAACTAGCAGAGAAATTAGGTGTTTCGGAAGTGACATTAAGCCGTGCATCAAACGGTAATACTTCTTTGCCATTACTTGAAAAGATTGCAAATATTCTTGAGATTGAGGTTTCTGAATTATTCGTACCTTCAAATCATGGAAAGGGCCTTATACGTTGCCCCAATTGCGGTGCCAAACTCGAACTGAAGAAGGTAGATGATTGAGAAAAAGAAAATCGCCCCATCACATTGCCGGGTGAAAGGACGATCTTCATGAGTGAAAAAATAGACGACGCAAAAATATGGATAATTTTAAATACATCCTATTCCCGTTACCGTTAATCCAAGAGATATTCAAGAAGCCCAAAACGGGATTTAGCGACATTTTCGGTGTGGGGATATACCGTGTATCTCAAACCTTGCGGATAAATGAGCGCAACGCCCTAAAACAGGTCATGTATTGTTATTATCGTGGGGGGCTAACTCATGGCTTAAAAGTCCAACTTGATAGATTGGAGGGAAACGGGGTGTTTTATTCCGATGAGGATTATAACGGATTCAGTGACTACAGATTCATACCCGACACAGAAATAGAAAGCATTTACGAATATTGCGAGGAACATAAGGATCTGAAAAACGAAATAGAGGAATTCCATCGTTTAAGGCAAGTAAAAGAGGTTCTTGATCTAAGGTTCGATATATCCTCTATCGCTCAAACTTATAGGAAATATCACACGGCCTATGACGGATTTCACGACCAGCCGCTAGTATCTATTAGCCAAAAGATGATATTTGACTTTTACAAGAACCAAAAGACCGACTACGAAAAAGCGTTATTCGCAATGTATGCCGGCATACGTTCCATTATCGGTAATAAGGATTTTGCGGAAACTACTGGTAGCATGATTAAATGCAGGATGTTCGGAGCAAAGAATCAGCCCGAGTTAGGGCTTATATTGAAGGACAAGAAAATAAAAGCGGCGTACGATCAATATACGACCGATTACCATTATAAGAAAATGCTGAAAGATCTTGTGGCTCGTGGTTTCTTGATGTCTGAAATAGGCTACAATAAACGTACTTATGTGTCTTGTAAATTGGATATGAAAGGCTTAGAGGACGCAATAGTGGAGCATATCAAGGCTAAAAGTTTAAATTTAAAGTTTAAGCAGCTGGAAAAGAAAAGATTACAGGCGAAAATCTCGATAAATCGCCGTCTTAATAAGTCACCCTCTTAATTAACACCGCCCTTATGATCACCCTTATATCCACCCTTATGTACGCCCGCATAAATAATATAGTTAAATAATATAATTAAATAATTATACATTATAGCCTACATGGCTTGATGCCATGGTGTGCGCCTATTCATCCAATTCTATCATTGATCTTATTTAAGGTGCTGTGAATATGTCGTGATTGTGTCGTAATGAGGGAGGGCGTTTTTACACCCTCCCTTACCTCGCCTTATATTACGCTATGCACATCCAATATTCACGGATGTAGATCTCTGCCTCTGCCTTGTAATCCACGTTATAAATCTCGCAAGCCTCTTTCTCTGTCATAGCCTCTAGTTCGGCTAGCTCGTTGTTCATGTAATCCACGTTTCTCATATTGTATATCTGTTTCTTGTAAACTTATTGTTTCTTTTTGATATTGCAAAGATAACAATAAGTTTTCATATACCAAAGAGTATGCAAACTTTTTCTTATATTTTTTCGTTCTTATGATTACTTTAAGTATAAATGCCGTATCTTTGTGTCCATAAAGTATTAAACATATTGTTATCATGGCGCAATTTAGGATTTTAGAGATTTGCAAGGCTAGGGGGATTACCCAGAAAGAACTTGCCGGGATCATAGGCATTTCCCGTGTTGGGCTGTCCAAGGCGTTGAACGGCAACACGACTATCGGAACGCTGGAAAAGGTGGCTACCGCGCTGAATGTCCCTATATCGGCTCTTTTTGAGGCTGAACGGGATTTTATAGCGTTTGTCCGTAGGAATGGAGAGACACTTACATTTGAGAGTGAGGCGGCTTTGAAGGCATATGCGGACACGCTGTCCGTACCAGCCGATACAGAAAGAGCCGTGTCGGGAAAATAAAGGATTAACAATAGGAAAAGATTCTCTATACTTGTTTTGGATATTTGGGATAAAGCCCGGAGAGGAGGAACAATTGAGAATGTTAAACGATCAAGATGGAAATGAGTATGGAAAAAGATTTAACAGCACTTCTACATGAGTGCGACACATTGAAGGCTCGCTTGTCAAGAATGCGCCCGTTACCCACTGAGGCGTTGAGAAAGATAGATGAGGCGTTGGCTATCGAGTACACCTACGAGAGTAACCGGATAGAAGGCAATACGCTTACCTTGCAAGAAACGGAACTCGTGGTTAACGAAGGCGTGACCATCGCCGGTAAGTCCATGCGTGAGCATCTGGAGGCGATCAACCACGCTGAGGCTATCGATTACATAAGGGATTTCGCAAGGAACGACATAGAAATAAGCGAGAGGACTATCAAAGAGATACATTCGCTAATCCTTCATGGCATAGACCGGGATAACGCTGGAAGATACCGAACCGTCCCCGTGATGATATCCGGAAGCCGGCATTTGCCGCCTCAACCTTACTTGATCGGTAAACAGATGGAGGATTTCATGGTCAAGTTTCAAGAAATGGAGGCACGGAAATCGCATCCTGTCTTGATCGCCGCATATCTTCATGACGAGTTGGTACGTGTGCATCCGTTCATTGACGGAAACGGGCGTACGGCCAGACTGTTAATGAACCTGTATTTGTTACGCAACGGTTACACTATTGTCAACCTCAAAGGGTCGAACGAGGCGAAAATAAGCTATTACAAGGCGTTGGAGGTCTCGCATATGGATAAGGAACCGGAAAAGTTTCAAAAGGTCGTGACAGAGGCCGAAACAATCTCATTGCGACACTATTTATCCATCTTGGGTGATACGGAGGTCGAGGCGGGTTGATACGGAATTGATGGTGTTTATGGCTATGATCCTAGGTAATGGCAACAACGCCCGGCTACTTATCACAAGCGACCGAGCGTAAAAAAAACATTCATTATTTTCGGGCACGAAGATAGGGATAAAAAAAGATTTACCCATATCCTTTCCCGATATATCGTTCCTTGACCTTTAGGAATGACAGGTAACTAACCGAATCTCATGCCCTCATTATTACATAGGGCATGCTTGACCGTATCGATGGGGTACCAATAAGATACCCCATGTCATGATATCCGCATGGGGTTGCTACTATCCACCCCATAATACCCCAATTTTGGGGTATCTAAATTTTAAATACCCTAATTTCGGGGAATTTAAAGAACGGGATTCCGTTATTATCCAAAATTTTGAGTTTACATCTATAAGGTGATTTTTGTCACCTTATAGGTTCGTTATTGTATCTCCTTCAAAGCCTCTTCCAAATGATCTGCATTGTTGATAGTGAATTTATACTCGCTATGAACTGCGCTATCCAAGGTTTTTCCTATGAAGCTGATTTTACCGCCGCTTGATAGTAGGTTGATTACGGTATCTACATAAGCATTCCTAACGATATTAGATCCTCCTTCTCGATTTGAGGTATAAAACTCATGAATCTCTCCTTTACTGTCTTTGGCCTTGAAATGAAGCAATCCCATATCCTTTATCGGGTTATTTCCCGCATATTCGTATAATTGGATGCGGATCATGGATTTATCGATCAATATAACTACGGCAAGATCGGAACCCTCGGTAACAAGGTTGCTAAACGTTCCGTTAAGAGTAGCCTTGATATACTTCTCGTCCGTGGCATCCCCGAACTCATCGCTGTACGTGCCTACTTCCCATATCCCGAACTGGCCTTTATCTTGTTGGTTTATTGACTTATCTCGCATCCTTTGCGTAAGATAGGTTGCCAGACTGTCTTTTTCCGCTTGCTCTTTCGCTTTCTGTCCGGGTGACGTACATCCGGACAATGTAAAGATCGAAAGAAGTAGTATTAATACGTTTTTCATGATTTGTGATTTTATGTTAATATGCGGCAAACGTAAGAAAATAAAACGGTCGTTCCTAGCGTTCTCTCAATTTTCATGATTTTAAATGCGGAAATTATCGCATTTACATCCGTAGAATGGATGTCCGCATGGGTAAAGATCAACGGGGGCGAATTTGCGCTTGTCCCACAAATAAAACAGGAAGATTATCATACGCTATACAGGTGGAAGAGATCGAAAAATGCAAGGGTGAAAAGCTCTATAAGTTGACAATCTATGATTATAAAATGAAGGTCTCGATATTTGGTAAATGTTTGATATAAAAGCTAAACTCATTTTTGAGTTTAGATATAAGCAACTCAACTTAGTCGATCTTTAAGACAAAAAACAATGGGGTGTGGTTTCAACCCAACCCCATTGTTTTGTATTATGGTTGAGGCGTTTTTACGCTCAATTCATCCTCGATCTCTTGTAATTCTCGAAATCGATGTTCTTGCTACTCTTGGATATGGTTTTAGATAGCTTGCCTATCTCCTTTCTTATCTCATTATTAGCCCTTATTATCCCCTCGGCATCGAAATTATTGACGATCTGAACCGGCTCGCCTTTCTTATTGTGGGTGATCCAATACATGTTATCCACAAAGCGGCTAAGGAAGGCCGGATCATTGAGATCCGGAACGACCTCGGCTCCCGCAGGCAATGACAGCAAGGTGGGCTTATCCGGGGTAATGTACGCTTTATCTCCTACCAATACCGCCTCGCTACGGCCTCCATCGCCAACGATAGCCAGACCGCCGGGGTGATTGTCGGTACCATGGGCGTATTTGGGGATGGGTTGGGCGAGGATCGTGGCGAGTTGCACGGCACCGGTAGCCGCTATCATCGCCGCAAAGATAGCTCCAGCGATAGGTCCCGCATCTTTGTAAGCTACCATTATCGCCTGTGCCGTGGCCGCAATGGTCTGAGCTATATCTATAGACTTTTGGAACTTGGCCTGTCTAGTCTGCAACTCGGCTTTTTTCTTCTCCAGTTCCTTGTTCTTGCGGCTGGTCTCTTCCTCCGCAGCGCGCTTGCGGGCCTCGGCTTCCTCTGTCGTTATTATATCTTTCTCGGCAAGAGCGTCTATAGTCTCAACCTTAGCGTCATACTCCTCTTGGTTGGCCTCGATCTCGGCCTCTACATTTTGTATTTGACGCTCAAATAAAGAATTGCCTATAGATATAAATGCCTTTATTGATTCTTGTATCAAGCGTTTCTTTGCGGCCTCAATCTTCTTCTGATACTCTAAATCCTCATCGCTTTTTCTTTGCGCCTGCCTCAATCTTATATCCTCTTGTTGACCTAACAGCTTGGTCAATTCTTTTTCCGCTTTGATCCTCTCATCGTAAGGAAGCAAATCGAGATTATTACGAAGGGTATCAATCTGGATTTGTAGGGACTCCAAGGCGAAATCCTCCTGTAGCCTCAACATTTCCTTATTGTATTTTTCCCGGTCTTTAAGATTCCCGCCATAGCTTTTCGTTAGCTCCGTCATTTGACGCTTAATATCTAACTGACGCTGGGATAACATTTCATCGTCCAACTCCTGTTGTCTCTTTAATTCGCCTTTCCCCCACTCATCCCATACGTCTTGTATCATCTTGGCGTACTTCTCTTCGATCAAGAGCTTGTCTGCGCCCGTTTCTTTCGCAGCCTTTAATTCAGCGTCTCTTTGCAGCATCAACATGTCAATACGAGCGTCAACTTCCTCTAACGATCCTTCCTTGGCCGCGCTGATCCGGTTCTTTACGTTCTCCATCGCACGATCATGCGTGAATCTTTCCTCTAGCTCTGAAAGCTCCTTGTTACGTTGTTCCTCTATGAGTTTGAGTTGCTCCGTGACCATTACGCCCTTCTCCTTCACGTCCGCTACCTTTTGGTCGAAGTTGGCGTTAATGATCGCCTTCTCCTTCTCATAGCCCTCTTCCAACAAGGAAATATTGGCTTCAACGATCGCCTGTTGAGCCTCCTTGTATGCCTTATCTTGGTTCTTGTCCGTCTCGTAGGCTTTTAGGGCTTCGTCCGCTTCCTTGATCTCTTTTATCCTGTCTAAATATTCTTGTACTGTAGCTTTTGATATACCTTCGAATTTACCCGCTTTAAGAGCTTTCGCAATGTCTTTATCCAAACTGTCAATGAATGATTGCGCCTCTTTTCTCTGTTTCTCGTAATATTTCTTATTTCTCACAACCGCCTCATTCCCTTCTTTTGGGCTAATCCTCAACGGGATAACATTCTTTATCGCCTCCATCTGATCGTTAGCGTTCTTGTACGAGCTGATGAACTTATCCAAGGTGTCATAGAAACTGCCTCCTAGCTTATTGGCCGAATCCGTAGTGTTCCTTAACGTGGTTCCGATATGGTTCCATATCCTATCAGCTTCATATCCCTCGTTGACAAGCGTCTCGGTGAGGTCTATCACCCTGCTCAACATGTCGCTGGCCACTTCCTCGCCATACGCTTTCACGGCGATCTCCCTTAGCTTGGTCAACGCCTTCGATTGCTTCTCCCCGGATTCGGTCAACACCTCGTCCAGCTTCTTTTGCTGGGCTTTTAGGGCGGCGTTCCTCAACAGTTCCCTGTTGATCGCCTCGTAAGCCTTCCTTATCTCGTCCGTGGATGATCTCTCGGACAATAGATTGGGTAGGTAATCCCCGTATTTGTCGTTGATCTCATCTATGGCCTCGGCTCTGGCCCTTGTCCCCTCGGACGTTTGGTTGAGGGTCTCGAACAGCTCCCTCATGTTCGCCCTCTCTTTAAGCATGGTTGCGTTATACTCGGTCAGCGTGTCGTTAGCCGCCTTGGTAGCCTCGCTCGCCCCGAATAAGGAGGCCGTCCATTTTATCATGTCGGCTCCGTACACGGTGAGTAATGTGATACCCACGGATAGCAACGTCTGCCATGAGCCAAGGCCCCTTAGCAATTGCTTCCGCACGGGGACGGTCTTTTGCCCCTCAGCCCTTAGCTGGGAGTTCTCTGTCCTTATGCGCTGGATTGCGTCCGCTAATATCGGCAAGTTGTTCGATATGGCCAGAAATCCCGTGCTTAACGATACGGCGAAAGCCGGGGCCTCACGTGTCAACTGGTTCAATGACGCTAAAAGTATCTGGTTCGATCTCTCGTAGTTTCCGACCTGCAACCTGTAGTTTCCTACGCTCTTGGCCGCAGTGTTTACTTGCCGGGATAACTCCTCGGTCTTTTTCTGTAGCTCCACGCCCAACGGCGATGCCGCCATCTCCTTGGATAACGAGTTGTACGCAAGCCTCATCCGCTCTAGTTGTTGGTATAGCTCGAAATAGCTGCCGGTAGAGGAATTTACTAATCTGGTCTCATTGGTGAGGACACGGGTCGTTTGCTGTACCTTGGCGTTATGATCTATCTCGGCCTCGGTTAATTCCCTCCTGCGCCTTATGGCTTCATCATAGGTTATCAATCCTTTCCTCTCCTCGTTATCGACCTCACGCTTGGCTTTTCTGGTAGCTTTCAGCATCCGTTGCTCCTCTTCCAGCTTGGCGATATTCTTAGCCCTGCTTCCAAGGGATTTATCGATAAACGCCTTTAGCTCCTCCGTTATTACCACCTCCTCACGTTTGGCTACAGTATTGCCCTCTATCGCTGCCGTCTCGTCCTTGAAGGCGTTGGACGATCCGGATAGCGTGGTGGTTATGGCCGTCTCGGACGTTACGACCTCCTTTGACGAGGTAGCGAGATCCTTGTTGGACTTGATCAGCTTTATATTGGCGGCTATTATCCTGTCCATGGCCTTCTCATAGACAAAGCTCATGTTGTTTATCTCCTTCATGACATTGGAAAGGTCTAGGATATTCGCCTTGTAACTGTTCACCTTGGCATGTAACTCTTTCAAGTTGGTAGGGTTGAATTTAAGCCCCTTACCCAATTCCAGCATGGCTTCCTTGTATTTAGCCTGCAAGGAATCTATGTCGCTCTTTAGCCGGGCTATTTGCTCATAGGGTTTCGGCCCTACGATCTCGCTTATAAGTGTCTCATTTCCCATATCGCTCAATCTCTTTTAATTGTTCTACCATGATCTTTATTAAATTTCCGTACTCTGCCGCCGTGAATGTCTGCGGATCGATCCTCATCTTGAAATGAGAGGAAACGGCCATTCTCTCACGGGTGAAATCCTTGTCCTTGGGATCGGGGGCTTTCAGCCTGTTTCGCTCCAATACGCTGAGGCTGTATCTTATCTGGGCCGTCTTGGATCGTATCTGCTTCTTTATCGCCATGACATCCTGTAGGCTGGGGGAATCTTTCATTTTCACGCCCACCTTTTCCAGTATTTCCGAAGCGTCCGGATACGCCCCGGCCTCAATAAGACGCTCGCCGGCCTCCAGCAACACCAGTTTTATGTTATGGTTGACCATGTTATTCCGATCCTCTATCTCGATAGCGATATTCTTGTTGTTGGTCAAAGCCGAATACTCGTCTAACATCGATACCGCCGCTCTTTCCAGATCTTCCCGTGAAGGGGTTCCGCTTTTCACCAAGGCGTTAATGTCACCTTTGTACATCTCTATGAACTTGCATAGAGGTATCTCGTCGCATGTCTTATAAAAATCGTTCATCGTTTCTTGCTTTTTATCATATTTTAAATTTAACTGTCATTTACCCTTGACCGAACCTTGACATTGTCCGGACGTGAAGATAATGGGGGGCGGGTCGTGACCTTTCGCCCGCCGTATTTCCCCGTCTGAATCATATCCTTTTCCGTTTGCTCTTATCAGTGAAACTTATCGGGCAAACCACGCTAGCCAGCGCCCGTATGAGCGCCCTCGCCGAATCCTTCGTGAGTCCTATCGCTATCCCGTTTTCCCTCATGTCTTCCGGATCTATATCACCCACGCATAAGACCGGCTCACCCGTAGGATTTCCGTTCTCGTTATAGGTGGGATGTAACGATACGGAGAAATCTTGATACGAGTCGATCGTGTAGCCCCTGTCCGGAATAGCGCAACTTCCGGCCATGATCAATTGTATACCCAAGTCCACCGCATCATCCCTATCAAGGGATATGTCCCACAATTCCCCGTCCTTGACAATGACTTGACCGCCCCGGGACAATAGTAATGATACCCCGTTGATGGTATGGCCTTTACCGTCACCTCTCTTTGTCTTGCAAACCTCACATCGTAAACCCTCGTTACCGAAAATCGTATTTTTTGTCATGATTAATTATTTTTTGAATGTTCTTATTGCGGCCGTCCCGAAAAATGGTTCTCCCGGATGCGCCCTTTTCCAGTCGTTTATGAAATCCAATCCTTTATCCGTGCCCATGAAATCCTCGAATGATTCCCCTAGGCCCAATACCCGGCATACGTCATCGCCGTTAATCCTTGTATCTCCTGTTTCCTTGCTTTGCATGAATCGAACGGGTTGCCCCTCGAAATAATCCATGAGATAGATATAATCCTTGTCCTCGCCAACCTTTATCATGGCTCAACCTCCCTAAGAAAATCCGTGAAATCTTTGATAATGGCATAATGGCCTCCAGCTCGTAGCAATCTCGCCTCAACGTCTCTCTGTACGTCCGATTGATGATCCTTGCCGATCTTGATCTCAAAATTGTACACCCGGCCTTCATGCGTCACCTGCACATCGGCGATCCCGGCGGTTGTTCCGGACTTGCGCCAACGTCCAAGGTGGGAATCGTATTGCCCTTGGCTGTTTTGGCGTTGATAGAAAGCGTTATTCATCCTCGCCCATGTTTCTATACATTTCGCTAGCCCGTTCGCCGTATCGTCCCGGAAATGCGGTTTTACCCGGCATTGCGGGGGAATGGTACTGTTCCGGTACTTCCATTCGAAATAATCGGCCTCCAGACGTTTAACGCAATCCGGCTTAACGTACCGTGGCTTGCTTTTCCTCGTTGTCCTCTCCAATCGTGGAATCATATCGTTAAAATGGCATTTGTTGCTCATAATCACTTATTTTAGTTAGACTCTCGTTATATCTGAAACGGATGTCACAGGTGGCACCGTCCCTTTGCTTGGCGATCCTCAACTCCCCGTAACCCTTCTCAGCGTTCTTGTCGTAATACTCCGGCCTATGTATGAACATCACGATATCCGCGTCTTGCTCGATAGCACCGGACTCCCTAAGATCAGATAGGAGGGGCATCTTGTCGGCCCTTTCCTCTACCTTTCTGGACAATTGCGATAACAGGATAACCGGCACCCCCAGCTCCTTGGCCATGATCTTCGCCGCCCGACTGCATTGGCTGACCTCTTGCTCACGGTTGTATGTCTTGTTGGAGGATCGCATGTCTATGAGTTGCAGGTAATCGATAAGGACGATACCGCACTTGCCTTGCCTGTTGAGGTTTCTCGCCTTGGCCTTGATCTGCTGCACGCTTATACCCGGCGTATCGTCCACGTGGATGGGAAGGAATGAGATGTTGTCCACGGCCCCGCAAACATCGGTCTCCTCGCTTTCCGTCAACTTGCCTAGCTTATAACGCTCGGAGTCTATGCTGCATTCGGATTGGATCAACCGATCTCCCAGTGACGTGTTATTCATCTCCAACGAGAATATGGCTACCGGGGTGCCTCCGGTGGCCGCGCTCTTGGCGAAATGGAGTAGGAGGCTTGTCTTTCCGGCTCCCGGACGTGCGGCCAATATGATGAGCTGACCCGGTTTCCATCCTCCTGTCATCTTATCCAGTTTTGTAAGCCCCGTGCGTATGCCCTGTATTTGCCCGTTTTTAGCCCGTTCCTTGCGCTTTTGATAATTTTCGATACAATCCCTCGTTACGGACGAGATATCGCTTATACGGGAAGCGTAGGCCGTTTTATCGGATATGGCCTCGACTTCCTTCAAGGCTAGGGTTATGGTATCGTCGATATCGTAGGACGGATCGGTAGCCTTTGCCGTGATCTCCATGCCCGCTCTCGCTAGCGATCTGGCCAGCCATAGTTGATGTAAATATTGGCTATGCTCCTGTATGTTCGATGATGAGGCCATGTTCCCGGATAGCTCGGATAACGCCAACGCCCCGCCTACCTTTTCAAGGTCTCCGGACTCGTATAACGCTTTACACACCGTGACGAGATCGATTCTTGTGTTCTCATCGTATAGCTTGGCTATGACGGCGTATATCTTTCCCAATGATTCCTCATAGAAAATATCGGGGTTCAATATACCCACGACATCCTCAATTGCGTTACTTTCCACCAATAAGGCACCTATGACGGCCTTTTCCGTCTCCACGCTATGCGGCATGGGCTTACACGAAATTTCTGTTTGTTGTCTCATTGCTTGTCTGTTTATTGGTTTGTTTGAAATCCGGCAACTCGTCGTTCCAACATTCTTGGTTGATGAACGTCTCGAAATTCTTGCGATATTGCTTGTCCGGCGTGGCGTTGACATAAGCGGGAATATAGGCTATGGCCTTGGACTTTTTGGCGGCGGTTAGTTTAGACCATTTCTTTTCGCTTGTTTTCTTGTTCCCTTTCTTGCCATATGATGACCAAACAACCTCGAAAGATGATGTCGGTGAATCGTTAGATTCGCCAATATTATTATTTATATCATAATCATTATCATAATCGGCTTTTTTGGGTTCCAAAAAACCCACTGGGTTATTTGGGTTGCCTTGGGTTGATGTGGTACCGGGTGGCTTACCGTTTAAACCCTTCCTTGGGGCACCACCCTTGCGCCCGTTATTGCGGTTCCTTTCGACAATGGCTTGGTATTTGATATCGTCTATATCAAACTGGTTCTTAAAGAACTCGAACGCTATTTCGATATCCTTCTCCACCGTAACATCCCCGTCAATCTGATACTTGAATATCACCCGGAACAACCTCCCCAATTGCTCGTCCGATAACCCCGATACGGGCTTGTAGAATTTCTTGTACATCACGAAACTTTCTTTTCCCATGATCTTTTACGTTTTATGCGGGGATATAGCCCTGTTATTCCTTCTTCTTGTCATATCCTTTGAAATCAATCCTTAGTTGATCCTTGTCCGGCATGAACCTTGGATTGGTGGTATAGAACCCCGCTATCCATCCGCTTACCGGGCAATGTCCTTTCCGGACGATACGGATATCCCCGTCCTCCCTCATCATCCCCACATAACGGCAAATGTTAGGGCGCACTACATGCGTGTCCCGCTCCACCTCGAACATGGTTTTGGGTCTCTCGAAAAAAGAATCATAAACCATTTGCTTTTGATTGGCTTTTCCCGTAGATTTGCGGCTGGGGATTGCGGCTTCGGCCGCTTTTTCCTTGCCTTTCATAGTTAATCCTCACCGCCTAAAATTTTATCAATCTCAGATAGTCTATAACGAACTTTGCCCCCTATCCTATAAGGCTTTAGATAGCCTGTCTTATCCCATCTCCACAATGTAGATCGATCTACTTGTAAGATGTCGCATGTTTGCTTTACATCCAAATAGACCTCTTTCTCTTTTTTGGGCGATAACTGCGATATAGTATCTTTTATCAGACTCTCGGAATAAATTCTAAGATCCTCGGCGTTAATCATTAGGTGTACGTTTGACCCTGCGTTTACCAATTCCTTTATTGTCATATTTCATTGATTGTCCATTATACGGTTGCCATATCGGAAAATCCTACCTTCACCGTCGGGACGAATCTTTTAACCTCTCATCGCATCAATGGCGGGACGCTCTATCGAGAGTCAAACGCCAGAAAAACAAAAAGAGCCATACCCCACAGGATATGGCTCCCGCCGGGTATGGCTCTTAGGCTCTAATTCTTGCGTTTATTATGTCCGGCAAATATAGAAAATAAATTCAACGAATCAAAAGAAAAATGCAAAAAAAAACGTTTGTTTTCAGCTCTATTCAATCTCTTACGATAAATCTAATAGGCTTACTCACTCGATCATCTTGACCAATTCTTTCTTTATATCCTCATCAATTTCCCGATATCGTGCGAATGCCCTGCTTCCGTCCCTATGCCCGGACAATGCGCCTACGAGATTGGGATCTTTCACTTTCTTGTATAGGTTCCCGACAAACGTACGTCTAGCGATATGGCTGCTGGCTATCTCATAGATAGGCCGTTTCTCCTCTTCTCCCGTGACCCTGTTTAGTACCGTGACCATCCTGTTGACCTTGCACGCCTCGAATATTTTTTTGATCGCCGTGTTATATCCGAACTTCGTGCTGCAAAATGGGAATAACCGGCCTTTCCTGTCCGCTCCCTTGTATAGCTCTATCAAGTTCTTGGCTCTGTCATTCAGCGGGACACGCACGATTGTAGGGCGATCTCCCCTTGTCTTGCTTGGAATATATTCTATAGCGTCATTGATGATGTTATCGGGCGTGAGCCGAAATAAGTCTGATACCCTGCACCCGATAAGGCATTGGAAAATAAAGATGTCACGTTGTCTTTCCATGGCCGGGTTAGATGACAGGTCGAAATCGGCTAAACGGTTCCGCTCCTCCAATGTGAGGTAATACGGAGTCCCGTATCTCTCCTCTGATTTTTTCTTGAACTTGGTGAATGCGTTATTCGTGGTCAAGCCTTGATCGTAACACCAATTCAAGAAAGCCCTCAAACATGTTAGCTTTGCGCTTATACCGTTATTTCCTTTAGGTCTAGGCATCGTGCGCCACGTATAAAACTGGGTCATTTCGGGGTACTCCTTCAATATCTCGCACTCATGATGCAAGTAATACTCATAATCTTCCAAGGTCTCCGGGTCGATCTTGTCTATATCCCATCTGAACGTATCGCCTGTTTTCGACTTGGATATCTCTCTCCGATCCGTGATATAGCGGATTCTCTCGTAACGTTCCATTGAGTTCGCTAAGGTTTTGCAATAAGCCGTCCTGCCACGTGACAAATTACGCCTTTTCGGGTACTCTTCGAGCAAGGCGTAAAAATCTTTTGGCGATTCCTCGTGTTTTTGTGGATTCAGCTTGGCATCGATCAACCGTGCCAGTTCTTTGCTGTCAAGGCTCCCTTTATCCGCTTGGTTGTATATCTCCATTATGATATTTTTCATACAGGCGATATCGTTATTGAACTTAGCACGGGATTTAGCGTCATAGACTACTTTCGCCTTTATGCACTGGGTCTTCTCATCCCATACGCTAGGCGATACTTGTATCCCGCTTTTGTAGAATAACTGAATGTCCCTACCATCGGTTAACCTAAACCGAACGTTTACCGTATCCGCTTTCTTTACGGATGTCCTAATGAATGCTTTTATCGTTGCCATATCTCTATGAATTTATCGTTGTGCAAATATAGGAAATTTGCACGACTTATTCGCAAAAATGCACAACAATGTAAATCGTATCGAAATAGTAGTTCTAGTATATTTATCTATTTATCAGTGTAGTGTATGGTATCTTGATGCGTTATGTATTATTATTATGTAATCCGTTCCAGACTATATCAAGGCGATCATACTCACTCCGGTAGGTA